GCATCAAGAATCTCTGGAACAACACCATCGGCGGCTTCTCGGTAACCGTTCCCGATTGGGTGAAATACACCGGCGTCGGCGCACTTATCGCCGGCAAGACCTTCTCGATTCCACGCTTCGCCGAGGGCGGCGTCTTTAACACCGGCATCGGTGGCGGCTCTGGTCTCGCTGTGCTGCATGACAACGAGATGATCCTGAACCCTCAGCAGCAGAAGGCACTGTTTAGCGGCAACGGTTTCGGCGGCGGTCCTGCAATCAACGTCACGATCAACACCGTCGCAGGAGATCCCGACGCCATCGAGCGCGTCGTGATCGACGCCATCGCGCGCGCTAGTCGTCGAGGCGCAACGGTACTTGTGCCATGAGCCTCGCCAACATGCCAACGCTTGAGGTGCTGTTTGCGCCTTCGGTCGTGGGTGCGAACACTGGCACGCGACTGGTTCTTGATGTCACCGACCCTGGTCTTGACACTGGCACCCTTGGCGACGGTGCGTTCTTCTACGACATCTCTACTTCGGTGCGATCGATCACCACCAACCGTGGCCGGCGTCGAGCGCTTGAGCGTTTCGGTACTGGCACGGCAACTATCACACTGGACAATCGCGACCGATCGTTCGATCCAACGAACACAGCGAGCCCCTACTACAACGCCACGGTCGGCGTGACTGGCGTGGTGCCGTCGATCCCGGTCGTAGTTCGTGCGACATGGGACGGCACCACTTACTCAATCTTTCGTGGCTTCATTGACTCGTGGACCTTTGACTACTCAGACGCCGGCATCGGCGATGCCACCGCCACGATCTCTTGCTCTGATGCCTTCAAGCCACTCTCAAACATCATCGGCGGTCTGCCTTCATCTGCAAGCATCTCGTCAAGTGCTACCACCAGCTTCGACATTGGTATCTCACAGCCTTCAGACGGCGGCGGCTTCGGCACCTCTTCGATTGACGTCACTGGCACAGGAACCACTGGCGGCATCAACGTCTCTGGCGGCGTGTCGACCACGCCGCTCATCGGAACTGGCACCGACCTGCCAGGGCTTCGCATCGAAACCATTCTTGATGCGATTAGTTGGCCAGACAATCTGCGCGACATCGACGAAGGCACCACCTACCTCGCTGCGCAGGACGCCACGAAGACGCCGATTGAGATGCTTCAAGAAGCAGCAGCTGCAGACTCTGGCGTCATCTACGTCGACGACGATGGCACCATCATCTTTGCTGACCGTGACGCGATCATCTCTGACGAGCGCTCAATCAACGTGCAGTCGATCTACGACACCACTGACGCTGCCGGCAAGAAGTTCGTCGAGACCTCGATCGTCTATGACGACTCGCTCATCTACAACATTGTCAAGATTGACCGAACAGTGACAACCGCAATCACCGGTAGAACTCTCACGGGCACCACTGTCGTCGTGTCGAATGCTGAGTCTGTTTCTCTTTATGGTGCTCGCACCTTAAACATTCAAGTCCCGATTGTGTCGCAGTTCGGATCTAATACAACCTACGGCCAACAGCAGGCATCAAGTCTGGCGCTGTTCCTGGCTTCGCAGTATGCAAACCCTGAGCTGCGACCAGAGGAGATTCGCTTTGCACCGCAAGGCGACCCGTCCACGCTCTATCCCGATCTGCTCTCGCGCAAGATTCGTGACCGTGTGACGGTGAAGTTCGCAGTGCCTGGCGGCGGCTCAGCTGTGCAGCGCGACTGTTTCGTTGAATCAGTCGGCCACACAATCACGCCCGGCAACTGGAGCACCACGTTCGGCCTCTCAAGCGCCACGTTCTACACCGGCTTCTTCATTCTCGATAACACCAACTTCGGCGTCTTGGATCAAAACAAGCTCGCCTACTAGCAGGAGGACACCGCAATGGGTTCTGGCTACAAAGCATTCACCGCTGGAGCGGTACTAACTGCATCAGATGTCAACAACTATCTGATGGAGCAAGGCGTCATGTATTTTGCGACGACCGCTGCTCGAGACGCAGCTCTTTCGGGCAGTCTCGAAGACGGCATGGTTGCCTACATCGGCAGCAATGATTCCAGCGAGGGTCTCTACACCTACAACGGTACGAACTGGCGTAAAGGCCCAGGCTGGAACGCGCCGTGGGGTTTTCTTGCTCAAAGCTCTAGTGTCGGTAATGTGACAACTGGAACACACACCACTATGCAAGATGGCTCTGTGCCGATGACGCTTACAGCCACGACTATTACAAATCGCAGATACAAAATCACGATGGATCATCAGCACTACGCCTCTGGCGGTTCCAATGGTGTCCAGCGGAGGCTTCTTGTCGGTGGATCAAACATTCGCGAGTATTCACATCTTAATCAAACCGTTTTGCTGCTTAATTCCGCAACCAATGCCGCCTTCTACAGCGAAACTTCTGGGCAATCGCGAATCTTTAAGGTACAGATTGCGGCATACAACACAAATACAGCAGTCAACGACAACAACTTTGTCTTGACAGTCGAAGACATCGGCCCCTCAGGCGCACCCTCCTAATGGCAACAGTCGACGAAGTTCTCGACATTGAGCGCAGCTTCCTCGGCGAAGGTGGTCAGCGTTTCTGGGCTTGGTATCCAGCAGCCCCTGGTACCGCTTGGTGCGACATCTTCCAGAGCTACTGCCTCAGCGCCGTCGGCATCCCGACTCACTTCGCATGGGTGTCGGCGCACTTCGATTACTACCGAGCCCAAGGTCGCACCTCTTACGACATCCGCTCAGCGACTCCTGGTGCGCTGATCGCCTTTGAGTGGAACTCAACACCAGGCGGCTACGACCACATCGCAATGGTGGAGAGCGTCGACGCCAATGGAGTCACCGCTATCAACGGCAACGTGAACGGCTCGCGAGTCCAGCGACTCTGGCACCCATTCAACGGCGGCGGCATTGCCGAGGTTGCCTTCCCCGAATACGACACGCCACCGGCACCAACGCCCACCGAATCAAGCGAGGCTGACATGTTCAAACTCATCAACAAAGACGGACGCGAAGAATGGTTCGCTCTTACCTCTGGCGGTCAAGCGGTCCACGCTTGGTCTGCAAAGCCTGGCGGCAAGGTTGGTCCGTGGGTCGAAGTCATGGGTGGCATTGCCGGCTCAAACCTCTTTGCCGAGAAGCTCAGCGACGGTCGCTTGCAGGTAACAGTCACCGCTGCTGGCGGTCTTTGGCAATCACATCAGACCACCCCTGGCGGCGGCTGGAGTGCTTGGTCAGACATCAACACCGGTCGCAGTTAGCGCCATGCTCGCCCAAGCCTCGACGGCCATCAGCGACGGTCCTGGCTTCGGCGCTGCCGAGTGGGTCGCAATCCTCACCGGCATCACGCTTGTGCTCGGAGCGATCACCACACTCGTGGTGCAGATCGTGAAGCTGCGCACCGAGAACCGTGACCAGCACGACCAAAATCTGCGCTCAAACAACGAACGCTTTGACGAGTTGATCGGCGACGTGAAGCAGATCGGCGGCGATGTTCGTGCCGTCGACGCCAAGGTCGACGCACGCTTCGACGCTGTCACCGACGAGCTCCACCGCCATGAGGCTGTGCACCATCGCGGCAAGCGTCGCTGGTAGTTCTTTCCCTCCACAGACGGGCGACTGCATGTCTGATTCAACGCGCACGCACCTAGTCATTCCTGACTGCCAGGTGCAAGCAAACGACGACTACCTCACCGATCATCTCGGCTGGGTCGGCCAGTACTGGCTCGATCACCGCAAAGAGATCGACGTGACCGTCTGCCTCGGCGACTTCAGCGACCTCAATTCTTTGAGTTCATTCGATAAGGGCAAGCGGCAATTCGAGGGTCGTCGTCTGGCTGCTGACTTTGAAGCGACGCGCGCTGCGATGGATGTGCTCATGGCACCGATTGCCAAGTTCAATCGCAAGGCTGTCGCAATCAAGGACAAGAAGTACCGCCCAGAGATGCACCTAACTCTCGGCAACCATGAGTACCGAATCAATAAGACCGTCGACTCAATGGCCGAGCTTGAGGGCGTCATCTCTACTGATGACCTCGGCTACTCCGAAGCGGGCTGGAAGGTTCACGACTTTCTCAAGGTCGTTGAGCTCGATGGTCTGCACTACTCGCACTACTTCTACAACCAGGGCAACGGGCGACCGATCGGTGGCAACATCGAGACGCGCCTGAAGTCAATCGGCGCATCTTTCGTGCAGGGCCATCAGCAGGTTCTGCAGTGGGGGTGTCGCTATGTAATGGGCAAGCCTCAGATGGGCCTCGTCGCTGGCGCTTGCTACATCGGACGATCGCCCGCTGACTATCGCGGCCCACAGGCCGAAGAGTGGCGCGGGATTCTCATGTTGCGCAACGTGCACGACGGCATGGCCGACATCGAAACCGTCAGCCTTGACGCGCTTTGCCGCCGCTACGAAGGCGTCAGCCTCGCCAAGTTCACACAAACCATCTACTGACCACCGCCTGCAGGGAGGCACTTGTGGACACTCAACCGGGACCACTCTGGGACTCAGTCACCGCCGAAGCCGATCGCCTGGTGCACGGCAATCGCGGTGCTCTCTACAACCACCCAAGCATCGACTACGGCCGCACCGCCGAAATCTTTGAAGCGATCACTGGCGTCACTCTCAGCGTGCCTGAGGCTGTCGCCTTCATGCTGAGCGTCAAGCTCTCACGCATCGGCAACGCACTCGATCAGCAGTTCACTGCCGACATGGTGCGTGACTCGATCGTCGACCTTGCCGGCTACGCAGACTGTCTCTACGCCGTC